TGTCAGCGTAGTTACCGATGCTGTAACTGTAGACTTTGGGACGATCCCAGAAGCCGGTGCCGTGACCATTGCGTGACAGGTAGAAGTCATGCGCCGCTTGTTGCCTGTTGTCATCATTCAAATAGCAGTCAATACGCGACAGGAACGCTAGACAGTCTATTGTAGCCTCTCTATGGCAATCTTGGTCAAGTTCTTGTGGTTCAATGTCAGCCACCCAAAATGCTGTGTCCAGATATTGTTCTAGGAATGCTGATTCTTTGTCTGTCAGTATGATTGTTGTCATGCTGTTATGCTCCAAAATAAAAGCTACTGGTGTCGGTGTTAGTCTGCAAGGCGCTACCATTTTTGTTTGGTATGCCGTAGATCTTAACTAGGCGCTTTAACTCTGATTTATATTTCTCTTGGCTATAGGTTAGCAGATGCTCGTTGCCGTCTAAGTAGATTTTATATATAAAACTCATGCTGTTTGCTCCATATCTTCGCGCACTAGGTCGCGTAGGTCATCTATTAATTCTACGTTTAGGGCTTCCAAGTCATCCCGTGATACTGTGTTTAACATGTGGCGTTGCGCTGTCCTAGGCGAGCAATCTTCTTCATGTGAGATAAAGTCACAAAACCAGTTGATAGCGCACGCACGTAGCACGCTGTCGTTATGGTAGTGTTTGCGTATCTCATCGCAATTTCTTTGGTAATGCTCAAAGCCAAGATATGAGCCGTCAATCCAGCAACGGAAAAACCGTCGGTACCAAGTGTTGCAATCTGTGATTGATTCTTTGATTTCGTTTTCTGTTGGTAAGTCTCGCATTGTTTAGTCCTCTATTGCTAAGGATTGGATGATCAGTGTCGTAGCCCAATCAATCCTTCGTTGCTTTGTTGTTTCGTTCTCCGGTATGGAATCCCTTCCAGCGCATATGTCAAACCACTGCGCGGAGAAGCGATCTAACCTTCTTTCTATTATCCACATGTGTCTATCCTTCTCTGTTGTTGTGTTTGGCTAATGCTGCCACTGATAACCCCTGATTGCAAGGGCTATCTATGATGCACTAGATTCCTCGTTTCTGCACTTCTTCGTTGATGAATTTTGCCAATATAGCCAGAGCTTCGTTGTTCACTTCGTCCAGAGCATTCAGCGTGTCCATCGTCACCTGTCCCTGATTGATCGCCCAAAGATTAACAGCGCGCTTGGCTTTTTTGGTTGTCATTTCGTCCAGTAGCGTGTCTAGTTTAATTTTAGTGATTAGCATTATCTTCCCTTTTCCGTTGTTATCTTAGTGTAATCACTGGAGCCTGCTATTGTCAACAACAGGCTCGCATGATGCACTAGTCCTCTGTCATCTCTGTTACTTGCACAATCTCAAGTATACGCTTTCGGCTCTTACGCTCCGCTGCCCAATCTTCTAGGACACCATCACGCACACAGCTAATGTGTCCCCTTGTGTGCAACAGAAATGTTCCTTTCTTTGGCAATACCCTAGCTGCTGTGGCTAAGGTCTTGGGCCACTCATGTTGAAACGGTGACAAAGGAAGCGTGGTATAACCTAACGCCAACAATGACAGATAAGTCCATGTGGGCCGAGTCCCCTTGCCTTGCTTGCGGCCTTGCTTGTGTAGCAGACTGCGAGCCTTGCCGAAGGGTACTTGCGCCGCTACTGATACAGCAATAACAGCACAATAACCTCTCTCTCTTGGGTAATACTTTTGCGCTACCCTTGATAGCTCTTTATAAGTAAACATATTAAACCTCTGTTATGACTTACTGCTAACCCCTATTGCTAAGGGCTACCAGTAAGCCTTGCCGTAATGCTTTGAGACCTTAACACCGGCTCCGAAAAGCCTTCTCGGTCTACTAGATAAGCCTACGGCTAGGCTTTAGAGAGTCTTTACTAGTATCTTGCCGCTTGCGCTCCGTCCTAGGCCGGCGTGTTGCGTGTCGCTTTAAGGCTATGCAAAGGGTCAGAAGCGTTGGCGTTTCTTGGCTTGCCCCTTATCACGACCCTAGGATCGTAAGGTAAGCTAGGTATTGCTCCCGAAGGCCTTAACCCCTGACTTGGAATAAACTATGCCAGCGTCCTAACATAAACGCAAGCGTTCTAAAGACAACACAAGTTAGACACTAGTTAGACATTGGTAGGGTGTTAATGGGTACTACACTAGCTCACACTCTTCAGCATTCTCAAGTCCACACAAGCAAACCGTTAGGCTAAGTCTCTCTCTCAAGTAGACTTAAGTAAACTGTTGTAATCTGTGGCGCCCCTAAGTCTAACTGTTACGCTATGGTGCGCCTAAGTCTAACTGTTGTACTCTGTTGTGCGCCTAAGTCTAACTGTTGGGCTAAGGGTGGGCTAACAACAAGGGTACGGGGAGGGTCTGTGGCTGCGTATAATTATTGTAGTAGGCACTCAAGTTCTCAAAAGTAGAATTTAGAAAACAACAGTAAATTAATAAAAAAGTAAGCATTTACTAACCTATGTAACCCTTTGTTAACACAAGTAAACTTAAAACTTTGACTGAGTCAAGAAAATAACAGTAAAAAGTACTTGACAAATGCTAAAAAGTATGCTATAATAAAGAGGTATCTTAAGAAACATTAAGGCAATACATTATGGATAATCAAAATGATCCTCCTAAGCGTAAAAGGGGTAGACCTAAGAAGAGTGAGATAGTTGAGAAGACTACTGGCTCTAGGGGAAAGGTAGGTCGGCCTAAAGGAGATGCTTCAATTATCAATGAGTACAAGGCTAGGATGTTAGCTTCTCCTAAGTCTCGTAAAGTATTAGATAGTATATTTGATGCAGCACTTAATGATGACCATAAGAATCAAGCAGCAGCTTGGAAGCTGGTTATGGACAGGATGTTACCCTTAAGTTACTTTGAGAAGGATAGTGCTGGCGGTAGGCAGTCTGTACAAATTACTATCTCAGGTGTCCCTAGTACCATCTCATCACAGAATAATGATAACTCCAATGACCCCATTGAAGGAGAGTACACCAACAATGACGTTTAAGCACTTCAGTAGAGATGAGTTTGCTTGTCAAGCCACAGGTGAGAATGAGATAGAGGATGAGTTAATATATGCCCTGGATGAACTTAGAGAGCACTGTGGTTTTCCTTTTGTTATCACAAGTGGCTATAGATCACCTGACCATCCTATTGAGCTAGGTAAGAAAAAACCGGGTACACATGCACAAGGCATAGCAGCGGACATAGCTGTGTCTTCAGGTTTACAAAGGTACACTGTAGTAAAGAATGCTATTAAGTTAGGCTTTACTGGTATTGGTGTTGCTGGAGGTTTTGTGCATGTAGACATTAGAGCTACTGATACACCTGTAATGTGGACGTATAGTTAGTGCTTACTAACAAAGAATACAAAAAAACTTTAGCACAACAAGAGGATCTAAACTGGGACGGAGATCCTGATTTAGATGCTGAGTATGAGTGTGAAGAAGAAAAAGACTTAGATGAGTTAGTAGTTAAGTATTTCTATGACTGATCTTAACATACAACTACTGGATTGGCAGCAACAAGTATGGGAAGACCCTACTAGATTTAAGATTGTAGCTGCCGGTAGACGTACAGGTAAATCCAGACTAGCTGCTTGGATGTTAATTGTTAACGCTCTTCAGGCAGACAGAGGCCATGTGTTCTATGTAGCTCCAACACAAGGACAGGCCAGAGACATCATGTGGCAAACACTATTGGAGCTGGCGCACCCTGTTGTATCTAACGCACATATAAACAACCTACAAATTAAGTTAGTCAACGGTGCAACCATCAGCCTCAAGGGTGCTGACAGACCAGAGACTATGCGTGGTGTGTCACTAAAGTTCCTAGTGATGGACGAGTACGCTGACATGAAGCCTGAAGTCTTTGAGCAGATCCTTAGACCTGCCTTGGCTGACCAGAAGGGTGCTGCACTGTTCATTGGTACACCTATGGGGCGTAATCACTTCTACGACCTGTACAAGTACGCAGAGCTAGAGGACGATGAGTCTTATACTGCATGGCACTTTACAAGTTATGACAATGAGTTGTTAGACCCAGATGAGATTGACCTAGCTAAGAAGTCTATGTCATCCTACGCATTCCGTCAAGAGTTTATGGCATCCTTTGAAGCTAGAGGCTCAGAGATGTTTAAGGAGGAGTGGGTTAAGTTTGGTGAAGCACCGGAGATAGGTGACTACTACATAAGCATTGACTTAGCTGGCTTTGAGGACGTAAGTAAGAAGAGAACTAAAAACTCTAAGCTGGATGAATCAGCTATTGCTGTTGTGAAAGTAAATGAGAATGGCTGGCATCTAGAGAACATGATATATGGTCGCTGGGACTTAGCGGAGACAGCTAGGAAGATCTTTGAGGTTGTTAGAGACTACAGACCCATCAGTGTAGGTATTGAGCGTGGTATCTCCAAGCAAGCTGTGATGTCACCTCTAATGGACTTGATGAAGCAGCGTGGTAGATTTTTTGTTGTAGAAGAACTAACACACGGCAACCGTAAGAAGACAGACAGAATCATGTGGGCGCTTCAGGGTAGATTTGAGAATGGTCAGATTACTCTAGGGCAAGGTGAGTGGAATAGTAGGTTCATGGATCAGTTATTCCAGTTCCCTGACCCGTTAACACATGATGACCTTGTGGATGCCTTTGCGTACACAGACCAACTAGCTAAAGTAGCGTATTCATATGACTTTGAGATTGATGATCTTGAGGTCTTGGATGCAGTAACAGGATACTAACATGGCAAAATCAAGAGTTAATGAAGCCGGTAACTACACCAAACCCACTATGCGTAAGAACCTATTTAATAAAATCAAAGCAGGTTCAAAAGGCGGCAAGACTGAACAATGGTCAGCGAGGAAAGCCCAGATGTTGGCAAAAGAATACAAAGCCAAAGGTGGAGGATACACGTAATGACGTCATCTTTCT